ATGAACTCAACCGTTAAATATCGTGCCGATATCGATGGGCTGCGCGCGCTCGCCGTACTTCTTGTGGTGCTCTTTCACTTTGGGCTGGGATTCCCCGGTGGATTTGTGGGCGTCGATGTTTTCTTTGTCATTTCAGGATATCTGATTGGCGGCCATATTTATCAAAGTAAGCTTGCGGGCCATTTCTCGTGGGGGCAGTTTTATGTTCGCCGCATAAAGCGAATTCTTCCCGCGCTGATTGCCGTCGTGATTGCGGTCTGGCTGGTGATGTTTTTTATCTCGACGCCCGCCGATTTCAGGAAATTAGGCCGCGATGCCGCGGCGACGCTGCTGTCGGTATCTAACGTTACGCTCTGGAATTCCATCGACTATTTCAGCCCCAGCGCCGAGCATAATCCTTTATTGATGACCTGGTCATTGGGCGTGGAAGAACAGTTCTATTTTCTCGCGCCGCTGCTGATTCTTGTTTTGACGCGTTTTGATAAAAAACTCTCTTTTTTACTGATGGGCAGCGTCACGCTGCTCTGTTTTGCCATTGCCGCCGCCGGAACCCTGCAGATTCCGCATAGCGCATGGTTTTTGACACCGTTTCGCGCCTGGGAGCTGTTTGCCGGGGCGCTACTGGGAATGGCCCATACCCACTTTCCCGCGGCATTCTCGACAAAGGTTGATAACCTGAAATCTGCCGTGGGTGTTTTACTCATTGCCTGGTGTGCGCTTTTTTACGACGCGCAGACCTCTTTCCCTGGGCTGGGGGCGCTGCCGGTGGTGATGGGGGCCGTGTTGCTGCTGGACGGGCAAACGGCGCTTATCAACCGCCGTGTGTTGACCTTGAAACCGCTGCGTTTTATTGGGCTCATATCCTATTCACTCTACCTGTGGCATTGGCCGGTTATCAGCCTTTATCACTATCTGTGTGAAGCGGAGCCGGGGAACGGGATGCGCGTATTGCTGATTGCGCTTTCTTTCCTGTTGGCGACGATAAGCTACTACCTCATCGAGAAACCTTTTCGGGCGGCGCAGCTGCCGCCATCCCGCGTATTCTGGCGCTACGGGATGGCGATGGGGCTGCTGACGCTGGTCTTTGCCACCACCTGGCTGCAAAACGGTTTTCCCGCCCGTTGGCCTGAGGACTTTGCCCGGATGCAGTCGGAGATAGAAGAGGCGGAAGATAGTTGCATGACCTCATACGGCAATATTCTGCTGACCGGAACCCCGCGCTGCACCGGTGGCGAGGCGCAGGAGAAAATTGCGCTGATTGGCGATAGCCATGCCGGGGCGCTGGCCGCGGCGTTTCGTCAACTGGCGCACGACCGTCATCTGACGCCGGTCATTTTCGCGAAATCATCCTGTGCGCCTCTGTTCGGCGTGTATCGCCTTGCCGACGGCTGGCCGCTGCATGACGCGCAGTGTCGGGCATTCAAGCTCGATGTCGACAACTATCTGGCGCAGGATAAACAGATATCGACGGTGATTCTTACGGGGTTCTGGCAGTCCGGTTTGATGGCGGGAAAAGCCCCCTGGCAGTCTGAAACGACGCCGTCATTAGGCCCAGCTCAGGCGCTGCAACAGGGGCTAACCGAGACCATCACGCGTTTGCAGAATATGGGTAAGCGGGTCATTGTGTTGGGCGATGTGCCGATGATGAGTTTTTCCCCACCCAAACGCGTGATGCGCTGCTTTAGCCGGGCGTTTGCCTATGCGAACCCGCAGAGCGCCGGAATGTGCGAGGTGGTGGGGCACGATAGCGTTGAGCCTGATGCCAGCGCGGCGCTGATCGGTAAAGTGTCGACGAAGCTAAATGCTGAATTCGCCAGCCTGAAAGACGCGTTGTGTGACACGGCGAGCTGCCGTTTTGCGGAGAGTGCGCATATTTACTACAAAGACCCACAGCATCTGACGCGATACGGTGCGGATAAAGTGCTGAAAAGCGTGGTGATGCCGATGATTGCGCGTTAAGGCGCGTGCTGAGATTATAAAAAAGAGGCCGATGAATCATCATTGGCCTCTTTTTCTTTGCCGGTCTTTTAGGGCGGCCTCATTGATACATTTTCGCTAACTGTCCGCCGCGTGCGGGTTTTTATGCCCTCAGCAAAATGGCGGTAAAAAACCACCGCCATTCTATTGCCACTCGAAAACGAGACAACAAAAAGGCCACTCGCGAGAGTGGCCTAACTGTATGTATTTGCTGCTTAAATTTGGTGGCCCCTGTTGGGTTTGAACCAACGACCAAGCGATTATGAGTTAGAATGCAACTTCTTACCTGAAAATACTTATCTATAATTTTCAGTAACTTAATAAATTTAAAACCACTGTATAAATAACCAGAAATACTCTAAAATACTCCTTTGCGGTATCCTATAGGTATCCTAGAGCAAAACAAGCGATTTGCAGGATACCCCGATCGCTTGGTATGGAGTGTTTGTGGAAACATTCAAATTTACGAAAACAAAGCTCGAAAACCTCCCACCAGCCGAACGTGGACAGGTTGAGTACGGCGATACCATTGTTAATGGCCTGCGCATCCGTATTGGCACCAGTGGTGTGAAAAGCTTCTGTATCTCACGTAAGAGAAACGGAAAATTCATCCGCGCCACGCTGGGCCGTTTCCCGGATCTTACTATTGATAATGCCAGGGCAAAGGCACTCGAAATGCTGGGCGACGTAGCGACCACCGGGAGAAATCCTAATGTGGAAAAACGTGTCAATGAGAAGGCTTCTGTCACGCTTGCCGATGCGCTGGATGCCTATATTAAGAACCGTGGCCACCGCCTGAAACCCACAACCGAAAAGCAATATCGCGCTATCTTGCAAAATTACTCCGGCGACTGGATGAAACAGTCCCTCGCTACTATTTCACGTGAACGTGTTGAGCATCGTCACAAAGCAGTAACTGATGGTTCAGTCTGGTTTGGCGCTGATAAAGAAACGCTTCGGGCTGGGGTAGGAAGCGGCAGCAAAGCCCAGGCTGACCTGTGGGCCAGAGCTTTACGCGCCGTTTATCGTTTCGCACATGATCATTATCGTGATGAAGAAGGGATAACGCTGTTACCTGACCCGCCAACACTGGTGCTCAGCACTAAACGTCAGTGGCATGGCACGGTCAGAAAGACAGAGCGCATCCGTACCCATGATTTTGCTCGTTGGTTAAATGCCGTCGATGTGGTTCGTCATAAGGCCGAAGAGGGACGGGACGATGTAGCTGCAGCAATATGTGATGCTGTAGAAATGTCGATGTTCACCGGGCTACGTAAATCTGAAATATTCGAGTTATCTTGGGATCGGGTGAATATTGGCGGTCGCTATTTCTGGATAGACACTACCAAGAACGGCGATCCGCTCGAGCTGCCAATCACTGAAACTCTTCTGAATTTGTTTCGTCGCCGGCTGAAAATGAAAACCGGGAGCGAGGTTTTAGTGTTTCCTGGCGCTAAAGGAATCATTAAAGAATATCGTCATGTTATTGAGCGTATCAGTGCCGCCACGGTTCCTTACCCAAATCCTGATATGCTCCAGCCTATTCCTTTCAAATGGCATGATGCCCGGCGTACTTTCGGTACGGTTGCCGAGCTGGTGGGCGTTGGTAGCTATATTCTCAAGCGACTAATGAACCACCGAACGATGCGAAGTGCAGATGTTACTCAGGGCTATCTTCATTTTGGTGCTGATGAACTACTCGAGCCAGCTACCCGAATTGAACGGGCCATCCTGGAACATGCTGGGTTTGTGGAAAGCAAGAAAGCCATTGATGCACAATTATTGTCTGCGTTAGGCAATTTGACTGATGAAGAGAAGCGTAAGATGCTTTTTGAAATACTAAGCCAAAATCATATGCAGGTTAAGAAATGAGTTATTTAAAACGAGTGGATGCCGAGCATGTGGCAAGAATGTATGCCTTTCAGCAATTGGTAAAAAGTTACTCTTCGGAAAACGCTGATGAGCATGTGAATCGTATTGAAAAAGAAATAGCTGGGAAAACTATTAAAGAAAAGAAATGGATAGCGAATAGCCTCACCGAAATGCAAATGGTAGAGAAAAACAGGCCGTTATCGGATGATGAAAATGTGTTGGTTAAAGCTGTGAACGTACTAACAGTTCTTGGATATACAGATCTAGCCAAGGAGTTAGGCGCTTTGGCAGACAGAGTTGGGCGATGTGTGACGTTATCAGATGTTTATATGAATCACATTATTGACGGTGCGGTCAAAAAAAATAGAAGTGACGCAGCCTCAGGACACCGACATCATTTGCATGATGAAATTGTGGCAATTATCAAAGCCACCTGGGAGAAAAACCCTGCTTTATCTAAAAAGAAAATGATAGCAAAGTTGATGAATCGTTATGAGGGGAGAGTGGATGAAGGAACGGTGGATAGCTGGATAAAAAAAGAAAAGTTATTACCGCCTAAGCCAAAGAAATACATAATGTCTGATTTGGTCGTCCCGAACCCCTATACGTAGAGCAGTATCAGAAAACAGCAGGGGGGGTAGTAACTTCCCCTCCCCAATACCTGCTCGTCGTCCCGAATAGTTACTTCTCACCTTATTGACTTGAAATCAATATCTTAGATTGGCTTCGTTGTTAACCAATACTACACGGAGCTACTTATGCATTTGGTTGAATCGAATTATTCTAAAAGACTCACTCGTAATGAGGCCGCAGCTCATCTTGGCGTGAATCCCCAGACGTTGGCGAACTGGGCGCATACTGGCAAGGTAAAAATTCCCTTTCACAAGGTCGGTCGGAAGGTCATTTACTTCAAGTCTGATCTGGATGCTTATCTGGATTCCACCCGCAGAACGCAGACGGTTTAAGGGGCTGGATATGGCATATAAAACAAAGGCGGCCATGCCGGGCCGCTATTTATCTAAGATGTTCATTTCTATTTATAACATCTTATGCATCCATAATGAGATAGGCTCAATGATTTTTATGTATCCTCCATATGCCCAAACAAATGTGCCAAATATTGTTAAACCGACACCGATGACCTCTGCTTTTATTTCTTCTCGTACTTCAATGCGAGCTTTTGAAATATTTTCTTCTCTCATTCTCTTAGATTCTTCAGGACTTAGCGGAGGACCTGTAACCCCACTACGTGAGTTAATTTCAGCTTCGCGGTTAGATAGTTTTTTTAAAGTTGTGAATTTTATTGTATACAGTAATCCGAATACTGAAATGATCGCTCCAGAGCTTGCAAATAAATTCATGTCATTAAGATATTGCCCAAATAAAAAACTTGCACCGCAGAATACAATTAATAGGATTAGTGATGTTTTTGCACCAAGTATCTTGAAAAAGATGGTTCTGAATTTTTTCATTGCTAATTATCTCAATATTATAAGCGTGATTCAATTTTTTGGCTCAATACCACGTCTCCGTAACTCCGCTCTACCTAACTCCTTTAGCCAGTTACTGGTACTGGTGTTTTCAGCTTGCGCTAGCTCATCAAATTGTTTGCGTAGTTCAGCAGGAATGCGGATTGGTAGCATTGGTGACTTGCCGCCACCCTTAGGTTGTTTATCTCGAGATATTGACATGTATATGCCTATTGGTTTATGGTTAACTCAAATAGGCATATACAATAACATGTGTGAGTCTATAAAAACAACGCCCCGTAGTGCTCGCAACACATACAGGGCGTCTAACCAAACCGTTAGTTGAGGTAACAGTTATGGCTGATCAACAGCATACCCAAACTCACCCCAAATTTACATGGTTGTTCCTGGCAACCCCGAAACGTCATGCGGACGTTTGTCCGGTAGTTGTCCGTTTTAATGCGGATACGGAAGAAAATGCCCGTGGCGCGTTCCCTGGTTGGAATCTTGTTTTCGCTGCGAAGATCCGCTCTGAGTGCCCGCTATATCAATATGCCAACGGGATATTTGAGTTGAATATTGCTGGTCTGGAGGTGCGACATGCATAGCCAGCCACAAGATTTGGAAATTTTTGATGTGGTTCGTCGGTCTGATGGGATGGTTATGAACCACATCTATCCCGGTAATCGGTATATGGCTTATACGCAAAACGGGTTGGTATCGGTTAGGCCATTAATGGCTGATGAAATTGTCGGTACTCCTAAGCTCTTTGAGCAGATGCTTGAACGCGCTGGTTATGACCTAACGCCACTCCAAAAGGACTAATGCCATGAAAAAGAAAAATAGCGGCTTAGCTGTCGCGGACCAAACTCAGCCTGAAATCCTTCCTGGTGATATTTTCAAGGATCGTCGGGGTGAGCTGATCGTTATTGAAACGGTAACACCCGTTCGTGTTTCGTTTAAACGACAGGGTTATTATGCTGAATGCACTTGCTCTCCGGGGAGGCTACTCCGTGAATTTACGCCAGTAAAACGACAGTCTTTCAGTGAGTGGTGTATAGCCAATAATACAGCAGAGAAAATCAAGAATCTGAGAGCGTTGATCGCGGCAAAGAGGCTGCAAAAATGAAAAACGCGCCTAATCTGAAACACCTGCCAAAGGAAAAATTCACAGAGGCGGTTATTTTTGCCGGTGCTGATGCCTATGCCCACGCTAAGGGATGGGAAGAAGGGCTGGGTAAGAAAATTGCAGAAGATACAACGCCACCTATCTATCTGGGGCCAAAGCAGCTGGCAGATCTGGATAACCTGCAAATTATCGACAAAGGGCGCCGTAGTGCCCGTGTCTATCTGGCCGGGGACATCGAGCCGATACTGATTAACGCTATTGGTGAGAAGCTGGCGCGGGCTGGAGTGCAGGATGCCAAGCTATATAAGGGCATTCCCGACCGACAGCCAGAGGACTGGCACGATTATCTGGAAAGACTCCGTACGGATAATGTCGTTGTCGATCTTCCTGTCACAAAACGCGAATCTGCCAATGGTGGTGTGGCTCCAGCATTGAATCAGATGGGGGCCAGCCAGCGCGGTGAGGTGTTACTGGCCCACTATGATGGTGATCTGGCTATTCATGCCGACTCTGACACGGTTCATCACTATAACGGCGTGGTGTGGAACCCATTGCCGGATAAAGAGCTGCAGCGTGAAATGGCACAGATTTATATCGATGCTGAGGTGGCCTATTCGCAGAATGCCATTAAATCAGCAGTGGAAACCATGAAACTAAGCCTGCCGGTGATGGGCGTGACAGCCCGAAACTTGGTTGGGTTTAGCAATGGGGTATTTGATACCCGAACGGGGCAATTCCGGAAGCACAGCAAAACCGATTGGCTGCTGATTGCCAGTGAGCTGCCTTTCAGCCCACCAGCCGAAGGGGAAACACTAGCCAGCCATGCGCCGAACTTCTGGAAATGGCTACGCCGTTCCGTGGCCAACAATGACCGCAAGACAGATCGTGTGTTGGCGGCTCTGTTTATGGTGCTGGCAAACCGGTACGACTGGCAGTTATTCCTAGAGGTTACTGGGCCGGGTGGTAGTGGTAAGAGCGTGATGGCGGAAATCTGCACCATGCTGGCGGGCAAGGCCAATACAGTGTCGGCCAGTATGAAGGCGCTGGAGGATGCGAGAGACAGGGCGCTGGTGGTTGGCTACTCGCTGATCATCATGCCGGATATGACCCGCTACGCTGGCGACGGTGCCGGGATAAAGGCCATTACCGGCGGTGATAAGGTTTCTATCGACCCCAAACACAAAGCGCCGTATTCAACCCGGATACAGGCTGTCGTGCTGGCCGTCAATAACAACGCCATGACGTTCAGCGACCGCAGCGGCGGTATCTCGCGCCGGCGGGTGATATTCAACTTCACCGAGGTGGTGCCAGAAAATGAACGCGACACACTGTTGGCCGAGAAGATAGAGGGTGAACTGGCTGTGGTGATTCGCCACCTGCTGACACGTTTTGCGGATCAGGATGATGCCAGGCGTTTACTGCACGAACAGCAGAAGTCAGAGGAAGCGCTGGCGATTAAGCGTGAAGGTGATTCGCTGGTGGACTTCTGCGGTTATTTAATGGCGATGGTTGAATGTGAGGGCATGATTGTTGGCAATGCTGAAATGGTACCGTTTAGCCCGCGGCGTTATCTGTATCACTCGTATTTGGCTTATATGTCTGCACATGGACTAGGGCGACCCGTGTCGTTGACCCGCTTCGGTACGGATATGCCTGGCGCAATGTCAGAGTACGGTAAGGAATACAAGCGTAAGCAGTGCACCCGGGGGCCGGATAAAGGCCGCACTATTTCGAATGTGCTGTTAGGTGATGATGCCGATGGGTGGTTGCCAGCGGCAACAGGTAATCCTGATAACGAATAGGGTAGAGTTTAAAAATTAACGATGAAGTGTCTACCGTGTCTACTTGTGAATATATTTCTATATATAACATATGGTTGTCATAGTAGACACTTGGTAGAGAGTCTTATTTAAAGTGTCTACCGTGTCTACTATTAGTATGTTTTTTACACCAAAGTAGAGAGTCTGGTAGACAGTAGTAGATACTTAAACACACAACTCTCTACCGCTTAATTCACTGAATGTATTAAATAAATTTTGAAAAGTAGACAGGTAGACAGTCTGAGGCATAAATTTTAATTTTATAACTTTAGCTGCGAGTGAAGAGGAAAGTATGAAAGATTTGATGAAAGATTTCGGTAAAGTCGTGGAAGGCAGTTCAGGGGCATTATCATTTGGGGTAATTCAATGCCTGGCAATGGCCGCGGCTGTTACGAATCTTTCCAGAAAGACTGGGGTTGAGTACTTTGGGGTGCTACTTGCAGCCGTGATAGCTACAGTAGGTTTTTTTATGTGTATTTTCAGTGTTGGACAGGTAATTCATGAAGTATCGGGAGGACATAAGGTAAAAAAATTACTGCTGTTTTTCCTTTTATATCCTGCCGTCATAGGTGTTTTTCTTTCAGTGAAAATAAGCCTTGTATCCATCAGCAGTTGATTTAAACATCCGGGCCTTTCGTTGGGGTAATGAGGGTGGTAGGGCGTGGCGGTGTTGAATGGAAAGTAAAAAAAAGCGGGCTGCAACCAGACCCGCTTGGGAAAACATGGATTTTTAACGAACGATGTTATTTGGAGGAAATAACAGTGAGGACGATAACAGATATTTAGTGGGCCATATCACCGGGGATTAACTTTATACATTATTGCACTCTATTGCACATGGTTGCATTCAATCATTCTTTGTTTTTCAGTGATACCATTATTTCTGTGATGAACTTTGTATTCATTTTAATGAGGTAATATATGCCAGATTTATATCCATCTGCGGCGTTGGTTCGGGTTGTTAGTGCTGAGGATATTCAGAAGCAACTAAAAACCCTGTTCACTGATTTATTCTTTACCCGTGCGGTAACGTTCGAAACCCGCGATATCATCCTGGACACTATCGACGATCCAAATATTCCAATCGCGGCATTCTGTTCGCCAATGGTTGGCAGTAAGGTGGCGCGTGATGAGGGCTATGAGTCCAAGTCTATCCGTCCTGGCTACATGAAACCAAAGAGCAGCATTGACCCTAACAAGCTAGCGGTTCGTCCGGCGGGTGTTACTCCTGAACAATACAGCACGCTTGATACCCGCAATATCAAGGTAAAACAGTCCATCCTCAAACAGTCTATTGCTATTCGTGCGCGTATTGAATGGCTGGCTGTTCAGGCTGTCACTACCGGGAAAAATATTATTGAGGGGGAAGGGATCGAGCGTTATGAGCTGGACTGGAATATCAAATCCCAGAATATAATCACTCAGGCTGGTGGTGCTGCCTGGTCAGGTAAAGATAAAACGACGTTTGATCCAAATGACGATATTGAAACCTATTCAGAGCTGAGTGAAGGCGTAACCAATATCATCATTATGGGCGGGAACGTCTGGAAAAAATATCGTTCTTTCAAAGCGATTAAAGATGTTCTCGACACGCGCCGCGGCTCCAATGCACAGCTTGAAACAGCGCTTAAAGATCTAGGTGATTCTGTGAGCTTTAAGGGCTATATGGGCGACGTTGCTATTGTGGTTTATAGCGGTCGCTATACCGACGAAGATGGCACAGAAAAACACTTCCTCGATCCTGATTTGATGGTGCTGGGTAACACGGCACTACAGGGCATTGTGGCTTACGGCGGCATTCAGGATCCTGAGCTTATCCGTATGGGGATCACCAAAGCGGAACTGGCACCAAAGAACTACATTGTGCCGGGCGACCCGGCCATTGAGTATGTTCAGACCCACTCCGCACCGCAGCCAATCCCGGCTCGTATCAACCGTTTTGTCACCGTCCGTGTGGCCTAAGGAGCAATCATGACGACGCATTACACTGAGCTGGTGGCCGGTACCGAGGCGCTGGTGTCAACTCTGGGTATCTTCGCGGGCGGGAAAGGCGTTATTCCAGCGCTGACCCCACTGATGCAGGATGCGACCAATGGGGCTCTGGTGGTCTGGGATGGAGCGCATACAGGGCAGGCTGTCTATGTATCGTGCTTTGCCGTTGATACAGCAAGCCAGACACAGGCCCAGGTCTACAAGACTGGAGTGCTGAATGTTGATGCTCTCAATTGGCCGGAGGATGTGACCACACTTTCTGCAAAAGTGGCCGCGTTCGTGGGTTCTGGTATTTCTGTTCAGCCGCTGGCGCTGGTGTAAGGAGACCGCAATGCAAGATAAAGATAACAGCCTCATGGCTATGGCAGACGCTCTCTGGCCTGATGCTGAGGCCAAGGCGCTGCTGGAACTGGCAGACAAGATGAACGTGAGTGAGCGCCTGGTGGATATGAATCAGGTTATTGAGCTCACTACGCTGAGCCGCCGTACGTTGCTGAATCTTGAAGCCCGTGGAGAGTTTCCCGTACGCGTCCAGGTCACAGAAGGGCGCAAGGCGTGGTATCTGAGTGAAGTTATTGAATGGATCAATAACATTCCCCGGACCTCTGAAACCTGCCAGGTTCCTGTACCTGCTAAGCCTGATGCATCTCTTTGCCTTAAGGCCGAGCGTGTGCGCCAGCAGGCTCGCGGCGGGAAAAGCACGTTGATTGGCTGACAGGGAGGCCCGATTGACCCGGCGGATCGGCGCGGGTCCTTTCGGGCAATTCGGCCTGCTACGGGGCGGCGACCTCGCAGATTCTCGCTATTTATGAGAATTTTTCTATTTTAGCCGTTTCTGTTCTTCTCCGTTGTAACTGTATGTTTTTAATAAGAACACCCCCTAAAAAGAAAGGAAATGGAAAGCATCATTTTGGCCTAAAAATGGCATAACCGTTTCCTTTCTCCTGAAACTGGCTGCGTTGGCCACTTACTCTACTGTAGGAACACAGAATGCAGAACACTGAAGTAATGACGACTATTAAGCTGAGCGGCTCTTTGGCTAAAACATTTGGTAGGGAACACCAACGCTTGATTACTACGACGCAGGAGGCTATTCGGGCTTTATGCGCAACTATCCCCGGATTCGAAAAGTACCTCAATACGAGTAAATCCCGCGGGCTGACCTTTAGTATATTTCGTGCAAAACAGAATATTGGGGAAGATGATCTGGCATTCCCAAACTGTGGTCGGGAAATTCGGATTGTACCTGTCATCATCGGCAGTAAACGAGCTGGCTTACTGCAGACGATACTAGGTGCGGTCATCATCGCGGCTTCAGCTGTCGGGAGTTATTTCGCACCCGGTAATCCATTTTCAGCATTTGGATATAAGGCTGGTGCAGCAATGATGTTAGGTGGTGTCGTTCAGATGTTGTCGCCGCAACCAGCCGGATTAGCAAGTAAACAGGATGCGGATAACAAGGCATCCTACGCCTTTGGCGGCGTGACCAACACGACAGCCCAGGGCAATCCTGTCCCTCTGGGATATGGGCGACGCAGAATTGGTGGCGCGATTATTTCTGCGGGTATCTACGTCGAAGATAAGCAGTAAGTAATGCATGATGAAACACGAAACTATCGAGGCGGTGCTTACAGAAATGGCCCGTCTGCAGGGACATGAACTGAAATGTCATGACAGGTTAAATCCTCTAACAAGATAAACCCCGGCTGTACCCGCGCTGATGGCGTTCGTCACCTTCCAGGCTGAGCACGAGGATTTTGCTTTCGATATGAGCGACAGCCACAAGTAGCGGCTTGCCGAATTTACTGGTATATAAGGTTTCCTATGAAACAGTATTAGATAGCCGAAACACTGGCCAGAACCGTTGCTTTCCTGATGCTGCTCGGTACGTCTCCACTGAATACGAAGAGTTCGCTTGGACTGCTAGCGTGCAACATAAGGCATAGCTTAATGACTTTTATGAGATTTAGAGTTAAAAACGTATTTGTGACTTGATTTAATCTATTGAGGGGGTCGTTAGTGAATAAAATTAGTTCAATAATTATTAATGATGAAGATAAAACAGATGAGCTTAATGAGTTTGTAAGATTCCTACGTATACCGGAGGAGATTCTACCTAGATGTAGTCTTTTACTAATTCTCCAGTTGTATCACTTCACTATACTTGAAAGAACTTTAAACCCCGCAAAGGTTGTGGACGAGATTTTAGGCATGGAAGGTCTCAAGAAATCTATTACAAAAGAGGGTGCTCTATTTAAAAAAGAGCCACTTAAGGGGTTGTGGCATAAGCATTATTTTGCAGATGGTTTAAATGTAATGAGTATAAATATTCGAAATGCCCTCGATAAATATGGAATTCCTTGGTTTAGCCAAAAGATAAAAGAGGTTAAGGAGTCAGGTGAAGAAAGATATGTGAGCCAAGAGGATATAGCTAAAATCGTAGATGAGGTTGTTAGTGGTAATTGGGAGCGAAAAGTTGCTGATGGGGGAATTACAGGTGAATGGCTAATTTATGCAAAACACGAAGATAAGCCTTACTATTTATGTATAGCCAAGCATGATAGTGGCGATATAAATATACGTAAACTAATTGACGATTTTTGCTTGGTTGAATTTCCTTTTTTGAATGATATTCTTTGTCTCCATGAGTCGCAGCGACAATAA